AGATGATGATGTTTGTGATGCGCACCGGTGTTTTCCAGCTTTGCATCGCAACATTATTTCTCCTGGATAAATATGCGATCAATGACTGGAGCAGAATAGTTCTGTCTTTCGATTACGGTGCTACGAAGCTCGGCTGCATTATCCTGGTTGCGTTCGAAACCTACATGATGGACTCAATCTGCAAACAAATAACCGGCAAAGGCCTGCTTGGCGCGATCAGGAAAGCCCTGGGACTCGTCAGAGCGATCAAAAAGGAAAAGGAAGGACTATTCGTGGTAGCGGTGCTTTTTAGCGCCTTAACGCTCGGATCCTGCGACCGACTGAAACGGCTTACTAATGAAGCAACGGAGAAACACTATTATCACGACAGCACCTTCACTTATGAGAAAGAGACAGTGCGACCAGTCTACATTCCTGCCGATTCAAACACTTCTGTTTTTGCGCTGCAGGCGCTCCTGGAGGAAGGACTGCTGAGCCAGCAGAACGGAAACTGGCGAACAGAGGTTCGATATGTTAACGGTGATCTGATCTTTAAAACAAAACTGGACTCAGCATTAATCTTACTTAGAGAATACGAAAAGCGTTTGAGCTCAACTATAACAAAAACGGACGAAAAGATTGAAAAGAAGGTCACTGAGAAAACTATCAATTACAGGCCTTTTATTGGAGCATTCATATTGTTCTTCCTTGGCGCTGCGTTGATGTTGGGCTGGGTTAGAATTAGGAAGACTTGGATCTTACAAAAGCGCCGGCTCGATTAAAGAACCCCCGGCCATCTCTTATTAGTTCCTCAACAAAATAAAAAATACAGTACACATTGCACTTGACCAGGGGGTAATATCCCTTGCAGTGGATGTGTACTGTAAATTTTGTTGAGGAACACAAATATAAGATAAGATGAGTAAAACACCGGCCAAAATCGGCCTTAAAACACCAATCAGCTACTACGGTGGCAAACAATCAATGCTGAAGCACATTCTACCACTAATTCCAGAGCATCGCGTATACTGCGAGCCTTTCTTTGGTGGAGGTGCTGTTTTCTGGGGCAAACGACCTTCTGAAGTCGAAATAATTAACGATTATAACGGAAATGTCATAACGTTTTATCGTGAGCTAAAAACCAATTTCACTGAATTAAAGTTGATGGTAGATGCAACCCCATTCAGTAGGGACGTCTACAAAAACGCCATGACCATATATAACTGCCCTTATCTTTTTTCTTCAGTGCATCGGGCCTGGGCATTTTGGGTAGGAACAGTCCAGGGATTTTCAAATAAGATCGGATCCTGGAGATCTTCTTCGATTACAAGTAAAGAAAGTAATATGTGCTTTAATAAACGTGAATCGTTCGATGTTAATCTGTCCCGACGATTAGATCTAACGCAAATAGAGCACATGGATGCTGTAGAACTCATTAAGCGCTGTGATTGCCCAGAAGCTTTCTTTTATATCGACCCGCCTTATGTTAATAGTAATCAAGGGCATTACGGAGGTTATACACAGGAAAACTTCAACACTCTGCTTGATGTTCTCAGCACTCTAAAAGGCAAATTCTTATTATCAAGCTATCCCAATGATACCTTACAAGAGTACAGAGATCGACACGAATGGTACTCATCGGACAAAAACATGCCGCTTTCAGCAAGCTCTTTGCCAACCAGCAGGAAAACAGAAGCTATGACTGCGAATTATCCTATTTAAAAAGCTGATCCCTTTCTCCGGATCTGATCGGATCCGGAGAGATTGGCATACCTCAGGTAGATCGATGTTACGGCCAAGGAGGAGTGATCAGCGTGTCTCATGACGTCGTCCGGAGAGACGCCATCTCGAAGCAGCTGAACTATTCCAGTATCCCTGAGCGAGTAAAGTTTCATTGGTGCCGGGATCTTAAGTTCCCTCCGCATGTTTGACCATTTCCGGGACCACTCACGGGGATTCACAGGAACCTTCCCAGGTAGCATTCCATCAGAAAAGATAAACTCCTCACTGGCCGCCCTATTAAAGTCCCATTGTACCAGGAATGGCATTAGGGAGTCCGGAATGGTAGCCGTCCGGAGATGACCATTTTTCGCTGAGCTCGACGTTACTCTGATCGTCTGCTCTGCCAGGAAAAAGCAATTTGGCTTCAGCCAGCAGATCTCTTTTGGACGCAGTAATGAATGAAACACCAGCAGACAACAGATCAGGAAGTTATAATCGGTGGCCTCCAGGTGATCTTTAACGAGATCCCGAACCGGAATCGGTATCATGATCCGCTCTTTCTCTCCTGCTTTCTTTTTCTTTATCCTGGAGAAAGCGTTCGAGGCAACGTATTCGTTTTCCTTCAGCCAGTTCCAGAGAGTCAGGAAGAATATACGGTAGTTATTGAAGGTTGTGGTCGATAGTCTCTTCGAGTTGTACATCTCGTTCATGAATGACATGGCCATGCTCGAGGTAAAGTTAACCGCGAATATTTTTTGCTGATCGATCGTGGCCAGGTACGCGTTGAGCATTTTGATGTACGAGGAATAGCTTCGGAGAGAATCTGGCCGAAGCTCGCGCTCTTTACTCCGGAAGAAGGTGTTCATTGCGGCCGATAGCAGGACGAACCCTTTTGGAGCCTCTTCTTCCAGGAAAGGATTCCATCCGGAGTGAAGCTTCGAATTGATCTCCCTGATTACGGTCTGAGCGTACTTCCGGCGCTCAACGATCGAGCGGATCCGGTTGATCTTAACTTTCTTTCGCTGCAGCTGTGATGTTACTGGATTAAAACAATAATAGCCGACAAACCACTCTTTTCCCTCGTAGAGCTGAGCTGGAATAAAACTTATAATTGCTGAAATTTTAGACATTTTTTTATTTAGGAACATTAAAAATGACCCCTAAACACTTACTGTCCCGATACAGTCCCGGAATTTCCGGGATATAAGCGGAAAACCCAGCTAATGCTGGGTTTTCCCTACCTTTTGCGGAGAATGTAGGATTCTTTACTGCCATTTTATCGTGAAAATTCAACGGTTTTGTTGAGCTGCAGCGCTTATTTTTTATCGTTACTGTCCCGATACAGTCCCGGTAAGACGCCGAAACGGCGTTCATATTCAGCTAATTGCTCAGATTGAAGTATACATTTTTCCTGCAGTGCAGAGTGTTTTTCCAGTAGCTCAATGTATTTATCGGAAACTCGCAGTGGTTCAGCATAGAGATAATCAACATTACTGAAGTGGTCACGAAGATCAATTTCAATGAAGTCTGCGGCGGCTTTCATAACCTTAAAGCTCAACGATGGCTGGTCTCGCCACTTGTAAATCGATGTTCTAACCATCCCTAGCGCTGTAGCCATAAGGTCAATCGCTATTCCTTTTTCCTTTATCTGATCTGACAACCACTTTCCTCTATGTGTAATTTCTTTCATTTCATTTTTTCCCAAAGTTATTGTCTTTTTCGTTTCTTTTTATCCCAAAAATGAATCAATTGTGTTTCTTTTTTGTTTCTTTTTTGTTTCTTTTTTCTACTTTTTTTCTACTTTTGAGCAAACAACAAATATCTCATGCGTTTAAAACAAGAACTATCGAACAAGCAGGCCGCTGAAATGAGCGTGCAGGACTTTACCCGGTTGCGAAATGGGCTTGGTCCAAAGTACGCAAGAACGATTCAGGGAATGGTTAAAAAATCAAATGGCGAAAATTACACAGAAGGTTATATTCGGAAATCTCTCCTAAATGCGGAATATGCATCCGAACCGATCCTGGCTGCTGCATTTGAGCTATTCAAGATCCAGGAACGAAAAGTAGCAAGAGCCAGGATGTTCAATCGGCGACAAGCCAAAGCAAGCTAATGTCCGCCATCGGTATTCATGCAACGATCAAAACCATCATTTCCATGCGGAAACGATTGATCGATCGGGATACCAGTGGCAAAAACAAGATCACCTGTCTGCGCTACATCTCAGAGCTGAACAACTACATGGCCGCTTACGGCTCAAAGTGGGACTCAAAAGGCTGGAGAGATTTTGCCAGGCGAAACGAAACAAGCATTTCTTACCTAATTCCGGATAACAAGTCCGGAGAAACAATCAAGAAAAAATTCTATGCGGAACTTTACAATCATGATCGTCGGAACGAATGACGATTTTAAGCTTTACCCCCTAAGCCAGTTTGATACTCCTGGACTTCGAGGAATTCAATTAGCACGTCCGATGATCGACTATTCAGACCTGAGTGAAGCCACAGGACGAATGACAAAAGTAGACTTTGTGGTCACCCTCGATAACTGGCATGATGACAAATTACTCAAGCAGCTGGTGATGATTGCACAAGCACTTCAAATCCCTGTTATTTCTCACGTAAGGTATAAAGATCATGTTCAGCAGATCAACGCTTGACGCTGTCAACGATCTTCCAATTGAAGAGGTAATCAATAAGTACTGGCCGCTTAAACGACAAGGGGCGAACTGGAAGGCGAAGTCGCCTTTTAATGATGGCGACAAAACTCCCTCCTTTTCCGTCTCTGCAGTAAAAAACTGCTGGGCTTGTTTTTCCACCAATACGACTGGCCATGGTGCAATTTCATTTTTGATGAAATTCAAACACCTGGAATTCATCGAAGCCGTAAAGGAGATCTGTGGTGAGCACGGAATCGACCCAGAATACGACAACGCTCGAGGTCCGGAGCTCGCGGCCAGGTATAACCGGATCCGGGAGATTTCGGAAATTAACCAGGCCGCGCAAGATTTCTGGAGATCAAACCTGGAGAACGCACCAGAGGCTCAGCGAAACAGAGCTTCCGCTGCTGAGAAAGAAACTTTTGGCATAGGCTATGCATCCGACAGCTGGACGGAACTGAAGGATCACTTGATGACGAAAGGATTCTCCTTGAACATGATGGCTGATGCGAAGCTCATTTCTCAGAACAAGGAGAAAACAAGTTGGTTTGATTTTTTTCGTGGTCGCATTATGTTCCCTATCCACGCCCCGAATGGACAGCTAATTGGCTTTTCCGGACGGACGGTTGAAACAGATCCGGAAGTCGTTAAGAAGATAGGAAAAGTTGTCAATTCTGCGGAAACGGAAGCTTATAACAAAAGTGAGTCTCTCCTCGGCATTCACGTGGCTAAAGCCGCGATTATGCAAAAGGATAAGGATTTTGTTATCAAAGTCGAAGGGAATTTCGACATGACCTCCTTCCATAGTGTGGGAATGGCCAATACTGTCGCCACTCTCGGTTCCGCTTTCACTGAAGCGCAAGTCCGGCTCCTGAAGAAATACACCAACAATTTTGTGTTGGCCGTAGATAATGACAAAGGTGGTTTAGGAGGAATTGAGCCCGACACGAAGCTTTGCCTCCGGAACGGAATAAACGTGGATGTATGGATGAGCGATGTTCCTGGCCAGGATCCTGATGATTATATCAAATCGAAGAAATGGAAGGGAGATCAGTTTAAGACAGATTTTGCAGAGAAACGGAAATCGGCGGTAATATTGCTCGCTGAATCCTATTTCGTTGACGCTGATACTCCAGAGAAAAAGCACACTGCCCAAAACAAGCTAACAGATCTCCTTTGCAACGTTGCGCATGCACCGCTCCGGAACATTTATGTGAAGGAATTCTCCCAGAAATACAAGATCGAACGAAAAGATGTTGAGTCCCAGATCAGCACAGAGCTGATCACCCAGGAGAAGAAAAGTAAGATTGCTGAAGATACCGGCGTTCGTCTGCCACCAGGTCTCAGCGAGGATGCAACACGTGATTGGACGGAATTTGGATTTTTCCAATACGATACCCCGGATAAGATTGGTTACTACTTTCAAAATCAAAGCTTCGCCTATGATCGTATCACCAACTTTACCCTGAAGCCGATTATGCACATTAAAGGCACGCAATCCAAGCGCATAGTCGAGTTAAAGCATCTCGACGGAGGGAGTTTGTCTACCAAAATATGTGAGCTGCCGAATAAGGCGACTCACTCATTATCTGAATTTGAAGAGGTGATATCAAATCTCGGTAATTTTTGGTTTAACGGATCTAAGAGGCACCACCAGAAGCTCCGGGTGAAGCACCTGGCGCAATTTGTCGATGCTCATGAAATACGCACCCTGGGCTGGCAGGCTGAAAAATTCTTCGCGTTTGCGAATGGAATAGTTGTCGATGGGAGCTTCAAGAGGGTAGATAGATTTGGGATCAGCACTTACGGCGATCGCAACTACTTCCTGCCGGCATTCTCGGAAATCTATGCAAACCTGCAGGCGGAAGATGATGTATACGACAACGACAAAAAATTCATCTATCAATCAACCGGCACTACCTTCCAGGAATGGGCGGATCTTTTTAACCAGGTGTACAGTGATGATGACAATGGACGTATCGATATCGCTTTTTTCATTGCAACGCTGTTTTCTGACTACGTATTCAGCGTAAACAACGATTTTCCGATGACCTATCACTTCGGCCAGCCAAAGACGGGGAAAACCACAGTGTGCAGATCCCTGAGCCGACTGTTCAAGTCGGACAGTACGCCGTTCAACCTGAACCAGGGAACTGTGATCGGATTCACCAGGCGCCTGGCCAGGACCAGGAACGTCATCGAGCACATGGATGAATACCGGAACGACCTGGACGAAAAGCGCTTCCAGGCAATGAAAGGTATCTTTGACAGAACCGGCCACGAAAAGGGAGTAATGAGCCAGGACAATAGAACCTCGAGCTCGAAGATCACGGCAACGGTTGCTGCATCCGGACAACACCTGCCGACACGCGATGGTAACTCACTATTGACCAGGATGTGCGTGCTGAAATTCTCGAAGGAAGATTTTACTGCAGCTGAAGGTAAAGCGCTCGCAAAGCTTCAGGCAATGGAAGCTGCTGGACTCTCTGACGTCATCATCGAGGTAATCAAATTTCGGGACTTTTTTGAAAAGGATTTCGCAGAACAACAGTTCAAGATGTCATCCAGGATGAAGGATGACCTGCAAGGATCCTCGGCGGATATCCGGGTAACGAAAAATTATGCAATGCTGGCCACCGTTGTTGAGATGTTCCAGGATAAACTGGTTTTCCCCTTTACTTCGGAGGATTTCTACAAGCAGTGCCTGAGACTGATCACTACACAATCGGAGCTCGTCAACGAATCCGATCAGCTGGCAGAGTTCTTTGCCATGTTCAGCTACCTGGTAGCCGATCATAAACTCATTGAACATGAGGACTGGAAAATTGAAACGGTTGATAGTCTCAACACACGGGTAGGATCAAAAGGCGGTAAGTCCGTTTACCAGGTTAAACAGCTCGATCCAAACTCGAAGGTGCTGCACCTCAATTTTACGAAGATCTTCCAACTCTACAAGCAGCATTTCCGTTTGCAGAATGGAACGGAGGCGCTACCGGAACCAACGCTCAGGAGTTACATGCGGGATCACAAGTCCTTCATCGGAGCCGGTGTGGGTGTCTCGTTCAATGGCCAGAAAACAAGTACTTACGCATTCTACTACGATCGACTCGGATTGTCATTACGCCGGCATGGAGCTGTGAACCAGGAGCCGGATGTTGATGTCCCGGTTCCGGAGCAAAAACCTGTTCAAAGTGAAATGAATTTATCCGGATGGAAAAACAGAAATCAATAATAATAATAATAATAATAATAATAATAAGGAAGCATGCCACAGTTAAGAAACCTTATAATTCTGAAAATAGTGTTGCTGGTCACGTACATAGCAATCGTTTGTTTAATAACAACAAAACCCTGAAATATTGTTAATTTCCACATCAATTTAATAAAAACTACACATGCAAAACACAATCAAAACCATCGTTAGTGCTTACTTTTCCACGCATGAGGGAGCTGAGGTGGTAACTCAAATCATGAACATCGCCATTAGGGATGCTGCTGCCAACCCAGGACTCTACAAGTCGATTAACATCGGTGATGAATTAGCGGATCTGGCCAAGCTTATTCTCGATTTGCAGAGATCCTCAGAAAATCCGGAATTCCTTTGCGCAAAGGATCTGATCAGGAATATAGATGAATTCGGCCGGTCGTTGAACAGCTACATCGTTCAGAAGACTACTAAAGACACAGGCAAGCCAGAAGAATTGCTTCCAATATTAAGAGCTGCAACAGGCAGTTTAGGAATGCTGGAAGGCATTATCGAGATCATTGATAAGAATCTCGAGCCTGGCGACTGGTTTTCAGAATTAGAGCATGTGACCGCAAAACTTAATAAAGCAATGAACTTATGACGACAACACTTTTAATAATTATCGGCTACTTGGCTGTTATTCCATTTGTAGCAGCAAGCCTGATCAGGAACTACCCCAGTCGAACAGAAACGCAGAGCACCTGGGATAATCCCAGTGGAAAAACAGCTGACCTGGTGCGCGTAGCATGGTTCTGGCCAGTGTTGCTGGTGGTCAAAATTTGGCTGTTCTTTTCCAGGAAACTGAAGCGATCCCCTGAACAGAAATAACATTCTTTACTGACATAAAGGATAGCTCCGGACGCTCGTTCGGGGCTTTTTTTTGTCCTTTCCTGAGCATGCGTTTACAGCCATTTTCGCAAGATGAAATTGGACTGGAGCAATTACGATCTAGCCAAAGCAAAGGAGCTTGGAAAGAAATCTATCGATTTGGTGCTTGGTGACATGGCCAGGAACCTTCACGCGATGGATCTTGTCGACAAGTCCGTTTTACTCAACTCACTCAAAGGTGCTGTCACAACAAAAGACAGCGTGGTTGACTCCCTTACTTTCTCTTACGAGTGGTACGGCTTTCTCTGGGAAAATGGAGCAAGTAATGTTTTTGGAAAAGGCGTTGATCTGACACCGAAACACTGGAGAAGTGAGGCGATTAATGCTCACATCGAGCAGATCGATCTCGATTACGCTGAGTTATATGCTCAGATGATTGTCCAGGATATTATTGACGCTTTAGAAAACCCCAACCTCTAGCCATGGCTAAAACGAAAATCATCATTGACGGCACCGAGGCTGGCACGACCGCACGAATTCTCACTAAAGAATACAACAAGCTCAACCGGGAGCTAAAGGATCTGACAATCGGATCCAACGAATACAATCTGAAGCTGAAGCAGCTGTTATCGAAAGGCGAGGAATTGAAGGTTCACAAGAACAACGTCAAAGGGATTTCCAATAGTTTCCAGGAAGCCATTCAGAACATGAAAGGCATGCTGAAGAATTTCGCGCCCATGGCGTTGGCGTTCTCCGTACTAACGTCCGCTGCAAACGCATTCTTTAGTGGCATAATGTCCGGAATTAAGGGAATTATTGAATACGATAGAGCGCTGGGAGATCTGAAAGCTGTAACCGGCGCCACTGCTGACCAGATGAAAGTGTTCGAACAGAAATCTATCGAGCTTTCAAGTCAATACGGCAAATCTGCAGCTGATATTGTGACGGCTATAAAGCTAGCCGGATCTGCACGTCCGGAGCTTCTGAAAAACGCACGGGCCATGGCCGATCTCACAGAAAAGGCCATCATTCTCTCCCAGGCATCCGGAGACGATGTTCCTACATCGATCGCGAATCTGACCTCCACCCTCAGCGCTTTTAACGAACCAGCGTCTAAAGCGGGGAAAGTAATGGATACACTAGCGAATGCTTCGCAAATTGGAGTACAGGAGATCCCTTATCTGACTGAAGCATTTGGTAAATTTGGCGGCGTGGCAAAGCAAACAGGTGTTGGAATTGCCACAAGCGCTGCAGCGCTGGAAATACTCGGAAAGAAAATCAAAGAGCCATCTACTGCCGGCACCAATATGCGCGGAATTTTAATTAAAATGCAGGTTTCCGCCCAGGAAAGCGGCCGGGCTTTCTCCGGGTTCACGAATGAGCTCGACTTGTTGGGCGATAAAGTAAAAGACGTTACCTACCTGAAGGAGAAATACGGCGAAGAAAACCTCCTGGCGATCCAAACACTCATCGCAGAGCGCGAAGAGCTTAAGAAACTGGAAACTCAGTATGACAAAACTGGCACTACTCAAAAAATGGCTGATGCCAATAGCCACACAATGGGCGAATCCATCGAGCGGTTAACGACGTCATTCATGAATCAGTTCCTGGTTCTGAAAAAAGGCGGCGACGGTTTCATCAAAACGCTTGACTTCCTGGCTCAGAACATGAGTACCATTTTTTCACTGATCGGTAAAGGAATCAAAACATTCATCGCCTACAAGGTAGCGATGGCCGCCATGAACGCTGCCACCTTCGTAAGTAACGGCGGACTGAAGGATCTTGCTTCCAATTTCTTCAAGGTAAGTAAAGCTGCAGAAGATGGAGGAAAGTCTACCAAAGGCTTCGGATCAGCGTTGAAGAGTGTCGGCTGGGCCGCGATTACCGCCATGGCTGTCGAACTCGGAACAGAGATCTGGAACATCGCATCAGGCGCAGCGCAAGCTGAGGAGGCTTTAAAAAAGCTAGAGCAAATGAAATCGATCGCCGGGAAGAATGCCGGCGGCCGGGTAGATGCACGCCAGGAGAAATTGATGAAAGATATCGCCGCGTTGGAAAGGCAGGCCGCCATCGACATTGCCAAAAATGGCAAGAACACGATTGCCATTAATGCGAAGCTGCTGAAAGATAAACAGGCGCTGATCGACGCCACGGCCAAACAATCAAAATACGATCTGGACGCCGTTTCCCAACGGAAGAAAGGATACATCGCCGACCGGGAAGCAGCTGTAAAAGAGCTGGAGGCGTTGAAAGCAAAAATGGGAACAACGCTTTTTGAAACCCAACGGATGCAAGGCCAGATGGCGGAGGATATGTACGGGATCGCTGACGTGACTCCCGTTGGTAAGCTGATTAATAAGATCGCCACACTCGATGCTCGAATCGGCGGCACCGGTGAAAAAATTGGAATCTATTCCAGCGAGCTCAGCTCCGCAACAGAGGAATCAAAGAACCTGGCCGCGGAAACAGAAGTAGTAATTCATCAGACCAAGGAGCAGGAAAAAGCAGCGAAGAAAGCGGCCGAAGCTTACGAGAAGCTTCGAGGCGAGCTCGCCGAACTAATCAAGGCTACCGAGCAGCTGCAGCATAGTGCAGATTACGACGCAAGGCTGAATGCTTATGAAGATGGCCTGAACAAAGAATTATTCGTTCTCCAGGACACGATCGAGAAAAAATACGCAGCAGAAATTGCCAAGGCGCGTGAGCTCATGAAGGAAAAGGGAGAAATCGGCGTTGAGGCGGCCAAGCAATACAATGCGCTGCTGCTTATCGAAGACCAGGACTATGCACAGCAGAGGCAGCTGCTGGTGGACAAATACGCCAAGGAAGAAAAGGCCGCCAAATACGAAGCTCAGAAACAGGCAAACCTCGAGGCGATCACCCAGGAAACTTCCCTTCAGGATGCAATTATTGAATTGAAAGTGTTGCATGCTCAGGCGGCTGCCAATGCTGCTCTTACCAAATCCCAGGAAGAGCAGAATCGAGCAAACGCTATTCTCCGTGCCGCACTGGAAGAACAGCTAGAGCACGATAAGAAAAGACGCCTCGAGGCACTCATGGATCAGTTCGATGATAACATGATCAATGCAGAGGAGCTGAAGCTGCGCAAAGAGCAGCTGGAGTTCGAGCACCTGGCCAAGATCGAGGAAATGAATAAGCAGGCTTCGAAGAAGTTAATGGAAATTGATGAACAGCGGATAAACAAGGTCACTGAGAAAATGGAAACGGCCTTTGGCTTCATCAACCAACTTAATAAGATCCAGGCGAATAAAGAGAACAACGCTATAAAGGCGAAACAAAAGGCAGAACTCGACGCCCTGGACGCCCAGCTGGCCAATAAGGAGATCACTCAACAGGAGTACGATGACAAGAAAAAAATAATGGATGAAGAAAACCGGAAGGAACTTGGCAAAGCCCAACTCGAGCAAGCGGAAAAAGAACGCAAGGTTGCCATATTCCAGGCGATTATCCAGGCTACACTCGCAGCAGCGAAGTCTTTCGCAAGTTTACCGTTCCCTTTAGGACTTGTTCCCGCAGGTTTGGCTTTGGCTCAAGGTTATCTCAATGTTCAGGCAATTAAAAACGAACCGCTGCCACAATATGCCGATGGTGGTTACTCTGATGTAATAGGCAAAAAAGATGGTCTGCGTTACCGTGCAAAACACATCGGCAAATTGCGTGGCGGAATGACACCAAATTTCCCGGCCACTGCGTTGATATCCGAAAAAGGCGGTGAATATTTCGTTCCCCATCACCTGATGAAAAACCAGGTAGTTGCCAACCACGTGGAGGCGATCGATGCGATCCGGACCAACCGCGTTCAGCAATATGCCGACGGCGGATATACATCAGGCGCCGGAGGAACCGGTGATGATCTGACAACCGTGCTGAAGGAACTCCTCAGAACTCAGGATAGACTGAATACCCAGATTAGCAGGGGGCTGGGCATTAACATCGGGGATAAGAATCTTCAGGATATCAAAACTGAAACGGATAAGCTGGATCGATTCCGGTGATCAGGTATAACCACAAAAAAAAGCCCACCCTAGCTAAAGGTGGGCTTTTCTTTTCGCCCCCGGGAGAAAGGCATTCTTCACAAACAGATTAAAGAATAATTATGAAAGTGCTAATGTAGCATTTATTGCCAAATAGTGCCAAATAAGAAACAAAAAGGAAACAAAATAGACACAACAATGGATGTGTATAATTCCTTCAGCTGCAGTAACTTTGTAGTGCAACAAAATTTTCAAGCTTACAATTATGTCAGTAACTATCATTCATCCATTTCCCGTGGGTATGCGTTTAAGAGACGCCTCTTTCTTTGCTTGCAAAGTTTTGTTGCAGTGCCCGCGGGATCTATATTATATTTCTCATGCAACAAGTAAAAGAGGAAGAGACGCAGGCTGCGCGTCTGGAAGAGTTCATGCAGCAACTCAATGATTCACCAGGTAAAGAAGAAATTGACTACGGGCTAAAGCTCGCCGGCCCCGTCAGAGATCTGCTGGACCAGGGAAAAGACTTTCCGGCAAAGGCACGGAAGCTTTTCTTTATGATGACCGTCGATTACCTGGCCAATGAAGACAGTGCGGTATCGGAAGAAGAAGCAGTAGCGCTCTACTGTGTTTTCGAGATCCTGAACAGAATCGATTAGCAACAAAAAAGCCCCGAGTGATCGGGGCTTTTTCTTTTATTCGTTTTTCCTTTTCATCAGGTAATGGTAGACATTCTGGTTGTTGGCCGTAACAACGTATGCTTGGGAAAATTCCCACCCGTTTACGCCCATGTAGTTCAGGGCGTCTACCATCGAAAAGAACGTCTGGATCTTTCCTTCCGAGTCACGCACCCAGTTCTGCTTAAACATCGAGCGTTGTTCTCCATAGTCGACTACAATGTTCAGTTTCGTAGAAAGGAGCTTCTGCGTTCCGACGATTTCGCAGTAAACAAATTTGGTTGTGTCAGCCGTCTGGGCAGAAAGCTGGTTAAGGCAGCATAGAGCAAAAGCTACCAGGATCATTTTTTTCATAGTGATTCTTCTTTTAAAGTGAGCGACGAATATACAGTAAATTGTCTGAAATGTTAAAATGAAGTATTTTAGTACTTTAATGGGAAATTAGGTACTGCAAGCAAGTACAAGAAAAGTAATTCAAAAGGTGTGTATGGGAAAATTACGGTTGATATCGTGTGAACGATCATCTGCATCGGGCGAAAAAGGAGCTGAAGAATTTAATCTATGTTTCGCTGAGCCTGATAGCTTTATTAGGTTCCACGCAACTATTTACGGTAGTATTGATGAGAAGTATGCGACTGGAAGCTTTACCCTTGAAGAATTAAACGTAGAATTTAACCAGACAAAAAAATGAAAAAAAATCTACTAATACCGGCAGTACTTTTATCCATTGCAATGCTCTGCATTGGCGGAATCATAGGTCTGAAACTCAATATAAGGGAGTCGGCGGCTGAAGATGATAAAGCAATTCAAAAGCTGGTAAACGAAAGAGACAAAGCAGTCGATCGACTTGACTCTCTTAACCAGGCGGATAGGATAATACAACACCGTGATGACGAGGATCCTATAATCCAGCACTATTCAGAATCCCGATAACGGTTCTACGTAGTTTTTATTCGTCCGCTGAATCTTGCGCCTGCAGCTCTGATCTTTGCTAATAACAAAACATCAGAGATATGTATACGATAATTAACACAGGTACCATTTACCTGGGAAACGTAGAGATCAAAGCCGATAAGGTGATCATTGATCAGGTTAAGCAAAAAACCGAAAAAAAGGCAAACCCACTTTGGGAGCTCACAAGGTACCTCTTGGGAAGAAAGCCCTGAGCAAAAGCCCCGATCATTCGGGGCTTTTTTGTTCTTCTACAGGATCCGGATGAGCGGCCGAAAGATCCAGCATTTCCTGGTAGAGCTCGCGCGGCTGTTTGCCTTTCAACAACAAGATCAGCTTATCCTCAACTTCTTCAAATCGTTCACGGTGACTTGTCTGATAGTCAGCCTTTACCTTTGTCAATCTGAGCGCCTGAACCTGGGCTTCGAGAAAGATAATATTCATCATTCGGGAAAACTGCTCTGCATTGAGCACTGGAACCCTTCCGGTTTCCTTCACCTTATCCGCGAAATATCTTGTGTTATGAATCATTGATTTTTTTTGGAACAAAGGTAAGTAATCGCTGTCCTTTCGCGCCCGCGCGCGTATTGAGAAATTCGCTTCATGGCTTTTTACACAACGTGGGTATCCTATTTTGAAACGCTCGCAATTCAGAACAAGAAAATCAAGCACGCCGTGGGCGTTCAGCCCCACCATCAGAAATTTTTCTGTACCACCCTGGAAAACTTCTTCCTTGCAACCACCACCTATCTTCCCGATCCGAAATTAGGACCGTTCATGCACTTCATCGACTACGTGCGAACGATTGATTGGCAGAAGGGAAGTGCTAAAGAGTTGGATAAGCACCAGGTTATGTTCTTCGTTCTCCAGGCCTACAAAAGTGGTGATACGATTAAGGAGCGCCAGGCGAAGGATGCTTGCCAAAATGTGGTTAACGAGATCCTGGCGAGAATGAAGTTTGACTCAAAGAACGGCGACCCCGTCTTGAAGCGCGCTTTTGATGTTATTAGTAATGTCCGGGTCGTTCCTCACACCAGGGTCGGCGCATTGCCGTATACCGGCTGGCAGGTTTCGATCCTGTTGAATGTGCCGTTTGACACTTGCTTTAACTCTAACGACTGGGATCTATGATCAGTATAATCAAAGAGCCGTATGCGTGCTCATTCACGAAGAACCCGATCGGGTTCAAGGTTCAAACGAACATGCAGTATCCATCGAAACGCGTTTTCCCTGGAATAACGTTCGAGATCAATGCGACTTATCCAACTGCCGGAATTCATTTCCGGTGGAGCTTCACCAACCCGGAAACGCAGGAGCTGGTGAAGATCTACATTGCCACAAGCAACAACGTGTTCATTGGATCGTTGCCCGTCTGGGCTTTTTCCGGCCCACGATATGCCTACGCTGTTGCAGTAGCTCAGCGCCTGAAGGAAATCCCTGAACTGAATGCCTTCTACGAGATCTACACTGATGACGTCTTTGTGCATGTGGTGGCCAGGCAAGCGCTCAGGGAGCTTATCCCGATGAACCTGGAAACGAACCAACCAGGCACGCCAAAGATCAAGCATACCGTTCAGGAGCTTGTCAACGACCCGGAGGAACGACAGGATTACAGCATGCGGGCAATGGTTTACTTCGAGCGGGAGTATCTATCCGGATCATTCGAGCTCGTAGCGAACATGAATTGCATCCCGGATGAAAGCAGTATTGCTCAGCTCGAGATCGGAAATGTGATCGATAGCGAGATTGAAGCCGGTTGGAATGAAGTCCCAATGCCGGCGCAAGCGATCGAGACGGCGCGGAACCTCCGACGGTATTATGTCGAGTTCCTGGAATCCTGGACGGGTAATTCTGCCGGCGAAAAAACAACAACCAAAACGTTGTTCGCTCATTGGGGCGGCGTGTCTACCAATGATCAACTGCTGGGAGAGCCGCTGGCATATCTTCAGTCCAATAACCAATTCTTGACCTGGATGCCGTCCGGGAAGCGATTGTATAAATCGCAGCAGGACTGGCTAAGCTGGATGAACACCGGCATTCAGCAGGACTTCAGCATTTACCTGGTGCTTTACAAAAACACCGGCGCCCAGGATGTACTACTGGGAACGCAGACACTGCAGCGCTGGGAGTCGATCACCATCCCTGTGGGCTATCAGCAGCTGGACCTGGAATCGATGCTGGCACCAGGAGAATCGTTTATCAAGTGGGCCATCGTAATACGCAGTGGGCCAAATAACGTTTCGCCACTGATGACCTACTATACAGATGTGAGCTCCTGCGTGCAAAACCAGATCATGTATTACAATTCCTTCGGAGTAGCGGAAACGTTCTCCACAACCGGCGTCTGGGAAGAGTCGATGCAGGTTAATAGCCAGATGGCCGACCGGTCGATGCAGTTCAATAACTACCGCCTTCGGCCAGGTTCGTTTATTTTCGACTCGACACATCGTAACGCGATTAAGACCGAAACGCCCAGGATTCTCAAACAGGAAGCCTACCGCCTCCAGTCGATGCTTAATACACTGGTTGCATTCGCCTGGCAGGATAACGAAAGATGGGTGCCGGCGATCGTAATGACGGAGAAAAAGGTAGTAAAGATAGAATCGGAGTTTACCACCGAGCTCGAGGTGGAGCTGCTACTGGCCAACGAGAACGATCGCGCAAGCTTTTATTCGCTCATCCCGCAGTTGAAGCCGGTTTACGCTTGTGGAATAGTGCAATTTGACCTGGAAGAAAACGGTCTTACGATCGCTGATTATGATCAGCTGCAGATCTCTTCCGGAGGGGTGTTCGTTCAGGATGCAAATTGGGATACCGATCTGAAGGCCTACGTTTGCGACCCGGCGTTAACCGATGAAAAAACATACGATGCCCGGGTAACTGTTATCGATGCTGCAGGTTCTCAGCATGTAGTTACGATTACCAGCAGCTTTACACATGAACGGATCTTCGCCTACTACACAGCCACCGGTACCGTGTCCCTCGGGTTGCAATCTTCCCTGCCGGCCGCATCTATTTCCATTGACTGGGGAACCGGCGCCGCTCCGGATACAGTGAACTATACCAGCACGCTGGATGATTACAGTAAATCCGTAGCAATAACCGGTGAAAAGCAGCTGATACTGAAGAAGCCGTGCTTCGACGATATCATCACTTTTGGAACCGGCAACATGCAACTGATCGGCATGGATTTCAAACGACTGAAAAACCTGCAGTATTTAAACCTGGCAGGTGCCGGGATCGCTGGTAAATTATACTTGAATGGACTCGCAGAAATGAAGATCCTGGTACTGAACGGAATGTCAATTTCCGCTATCGAAATAGGCATCATGCCACAGCTGCTGCTGATTACCCTCGATGATCTTTCCCTGTCTATTGATTCTGTTGATGCGTTGATAGCCGAGATCTGGCAATACCGGAAGCATTTCCTCCACTTACCGGAAGTAACATTCACCGGCTGCGGGCCTACTGCGTTTTCCAGCAAGGCACAGGCAATGATCGACGGAGCCGGCATTTACACCGGTGAAGGACTTTCGGCCGATTATGGATTTAGTTTTAGTATAAGCTGATGAAGAACATACAGATCCTCTTCGACAACCAGCCTGCCGATTACGGCGACTTTAGCATTGAATTTGAATTCATCAACCCGATGTTTTCTGATTCCAAAATGAATACCGAATACACCTTTAGCTTCAGTCTTCCGTTTTCTCCAGGAAACAAAAAAAGATTTAGCCACAGCAATCGTATCGATGTTCAGAAAAAACATTCTTACGACTTCAAGCTGATTGTCCAGGGCTCGACGCTCATGTCCGGAATTGCGAAGGTGACCTCAGATACCGGCGGCAAGGCGTTTTCGGTTACTGTGATATCCGACGGAATTGATTTCGCGCAGCGCTGTACTGACAAGCTATTAAAAGACATCCCTATGGATTCGGTTGTCCTGTACGATGAAGAGACGGCTACGGCCAACGAGCGGCTCGACGCCTGGCACAATGAGCAGTTCCTTCGAATGTTCCTGGAAGCGCCCACTGAAGGCTCTCACAAGTATCCGCAGATCTACACCGCCGGCTACGACGGAAGCTATGGTGAGCAAAACATGCTGCATCGCCGAAACCAGTTTGTCGTTAACGCGATGGCCGAAGGCGATTTCCTCTCCAGCTGGGGAGTTTTGGATGTTGACCTGAACAGTCCTCAGGATCAGTGGTGGCCGTTCACCGTGTCTCCGTGCCCCAGGATCATCTACCTGCTGCAGAAGATCTTCGACTTTTTCGGGATCCGGATCGCCACCGGAGATCTCCTCCAGGATGTGGAGCTGCAGCAGCTGGTTACTTTCTCCGGAGTCGTGCTGGATGATAACAAAAGCTACAGTACTCTAGGACCGGGAAGCACTCCTTACAAACTGAACGTACATGGCGGATCGTTCCGCCTCCAGGATTTTGTTCCGGATGTGAATGTGATGTCAATCTTCAATATGCTCAACGAAGCTTACGGAGCGATGGTAATAGTTTCCAAGGGAAAGGTGCATTTCAGAACATACAAAGAAATCCTGTCCAGGAAGCCGGTCAATATGAGTAGGTACTTTACCAGCGAGCTCAACTCCGAGCTCAGCGACGGAAGCTCACCGCATGTCTTTTACGAAGCAGCTGAAGAAAACGATCTAAAGAAAATATTCCTGCCAATCTGGGACTATGCCGTAACCGGCGGGAACGATTTCCAGCTGGATCATTCTGGGAGATCTGTATTCGAAAATCCGGAGGATGTCAACCAGGAATTCCCGATCACCCACTACCCGATGAAATCGAATTTCTTTGTGACCGAAGGCTATGATCAGGACCGGGCGCAATACCTGGCCGGAACCGATTTGACCAGGCGTGGGTTCGGGGAATTTATGCCCAGGTTCATTTTTCCATTCGGGATCCAGAGCTTCGGAACCGCCAACGGTGATAAACGCCAGGAACGGCTGAACATTGGTTATTACCGGGGTAGATTCGATACGGCGCGCAAGTACCTAGATGGAGACGGGGAGCCGCACGAAGAGACTTATATCACCTGCTGGCCATACTCCTGGGATAAAACAACCTGGGATACCAGGAACATGACCACCGGCTTTGAACACTTTTTCGGAACGAGCCTCTATCTGGCTGAAAACAATGGCACTTACGACAATTGGCTTGAGTACTACTTTAAGCTGTTTGATAACGCAGATTCGATTACAAGGACTATGCAGCTCGCTCCTCATCAGCTTGAAAAAATGCGGGAATTCGAAAGTATCAAGCATATCATTGAGGACCGGCGCGGGAATATTGTTGGCTACCTGGCCAAGATCTCGGGGACCATCACCAACCAGGGATTGGAACCGGTGAGCTGCAATTTTAAGGTGCCCCGGCGTGTCCTTTCCAGGGGAGACTATAACGACGATTTTAGCTCAGATTTTTCTTAAAGCATGGCAACACTTTCTCAGGCGCAATTATTAGACCTGCTCGATGCGAGCATTAACACCAATGGCCGCAGAGCTATTACTGGGTCGATAGAAAATGAGGTCTTAAGACAGATCATTCTCAACTGTTACAATTCCGGCAGCGAAAATATAGGAAATACGAACCTGGATATGTCCGGAATTCGTGTCCTTAATTTCAACGGCTTCAAGCTTTCATTCACCAATGCCAGCCAGTTAAAGCTCAACGCGGGTGGTGTGGCGCCGCCGTCCGGGAACGGAACATTTGATATCACCGGCTCCGGAACCACAGGATCCACCAGGAACTTCGTTTCCCGTAACGGCGCCGGATCTGTGGCCGCTGAAATCTACGACGATCTTGGTGCGCGTTTTAATGGGCCTGTAGCTTTTGGAACTTCTCCGGAAACCGGAGTAGCGTTAAAGATGGCAGGCGCGACAGGAACCGGCGTACAGGTGTTCATGTCTTCCGGAAGAGCTGGCGTTTTTCAGACGAGCACAGCACTTTGCCTCCAGGTGAATAATACGGCTGGATCAGGTATAGGAATTCAATCAGAGGCGGACTATCCGATTGTTGGTTATGGCAATGACGGCGGTATAGTTTTCCAGGCGATTCACACTCCGTCCGCTGGTTACTCGAGTAAATTTGCCGGGATTAATCTTAGAGGATCCTTTTCCAAATCGGCTCTTCCTTCAACATCAGCTCCCGGAGGATATGTAGCCTGGATAACTGTCCATAATGCTGGCGCGGGCAATAATGAAAGAACCCTCTGCTTCTGGGACGGCAGCAGCTGGTGCGATATCCGTACACAAACAACCGTAATATGACGTTAATAATAAACAAGGAACTTACCCGGATCTCCGGAGGAACGATCCCACCAGGTGCGGTGGTGAAATATCAGCTTACAACCGACTGGGACCAGCTGGCGCAATGCGGCTCCTTCGCGGTTTACTACAACGAGGAATCTTTCCTCCAGGGAAAACCACCGATTACGCTGACCGACATTGCTGAGTGGGAAAAGGAGGGTAAATTTTTTACCGGCGGCATGCTTCTGATCGATAAGGAAGAAAGTTCTCCAGGGAACTATCAAAGCTGGGATCAAATGTTCGACGATGTGGCAAAAAAGGTGATCATTACGATCACCCAGCTCGAAGCTGCAGAAGTCGCATTTCTGGGCGAGCTCCGTACTCCGCAACCAACACCGCTGACCTGATGCTGGACCAGGATAAAGTATACGTTCTGCTTTGCACCAGGAAGCTTCGGCTGCTGGATCCAAAGTCGTGGATATCCTTCCTGATCAGGAAGATCTCCGGGAAGCCGGATCATGTCGGGTTTATCTATTTCAAGTTTGGTCACTGGCGCCAGGCAGAGGCTACAACAGGCCGCGTGCAGATCCAGCCACTATTCAACTGGAAGTTTGCTACCAGGTTCGACGCCTGGATCCAGGAGAACAGCTATTACACATCCAAACGACAACGAATGATCTCTTACGCTGAAGGCTGCGAAGGCATCATTAAATATGACTTCACCGGCCTGATATGGATGTTCATCTACCTGCGTCGCGGGATTTGGCTGGGTAGCAGTAAACGCCGGCAGGATCAGCGGCAGTTCTGTTCTGAATTTATTGCCAATTGCGCAGGCATCGAAGGTGCGCAGTATAAAACACCAAAAGCCATTTACTTGGCCGGAGGAAAAATCCTCGGTAAAATGACCGGCTACAGCGAACCTTTCGGTGTCTCGGCCGGAGAGCCAATTATCGAACAAATCAGTTTTTAATGACTATTGAGTATTATATCTGGCTGTGCCAGGAATGGGAAGGTGTTCGCACCAAACCCATGGGAAGAAGAACAACGGATAATGCATCCAAGTATCCTTGTCCAACGCCATTTGACGGTCAATACGGCTGGCATACAGTCAAAGGAATAACTTACGGAACGTGGGTGGGCGTATTCGGAAAGAATCAGGATCAACGATTCTTTGCAATGTCCGATGAAGACTGGTTTTTTGTATTCAAAACCCGTTTTGCAAATCCTGTGAAATTTGATTCATTCAAAAGCATCAACGTTGCAGCTGTTGTTACGGATATGTCCTGGATGTCTGGCCCGGATCGCGGGGTAAAAACACTGCAGCGAGCGATTAATAATCTGAAAGGAAAAAAAGTGTTAGAGGATGATGGCAATATAGGCAATCTTACCCTTGCTGCAGCAAACGCGATCGATCCGAAAACGCTTATCCAGGCGATCGTTGTTGAACGTAAAAAATTCCTGATCAGCATTGCCATCGGCAAGAATGCAATTAACAAAGCTGGCTGGTTACGAAGGACGGATGACTATCTGAAAAGGTTTATGACCGGAATTCAGTAATTATTGAAATCCCAAAATTTAAGAGGAGTCTAAAGTAATTTTTATAGGACACTAAAAAATGGTGTTTTTAATTTTGACACGAATACCGTGCTAACGTGCTAACGTGCTAACCGTAGGGTGTAGTAAGTATATATTATACTATATATCAATAATATACATCTATATACACCTGTTAGCACGCCGTTAGCACGGTGTTAGCACGCCTGTTTTTCGGTTAGCACGGTTAGCACGGTGGTAGCACGAATGGTTAATTGCGTGCTAACCTTTATAAACATTATGGTTACAGCCGATTTCGGCTAAAAACTCTATTTTGTAATTACACTGATGCTCAGTTTAATGAAAAATGTTAGCACGTTAGCACGTTTTTCCCAAATGTGTTTCCTTTTTGTTCCATTTATGGTTTTTTATCGGCAATTTTAGATAATTTAGTGGGAGAATGGAAAAAGTCATACCTGTCCCAAACGCGACTATTAAAATCCTAAGTGGTTTTGTGAGCCATATTGCCCGGTATAAAGCCGGCCGGCTAAACTCATCTCACTTCCCAATTCCCGTAACGATCTACGATCCCGAAACGGATATCGAGTACCAGGTACAGCTCATTGCCCTGGTACGGATATCTGATCTGATCCCGGATGTCTTCGCTTACCTGGCAGAAGGCGTTCGTGCTTCTGAATGTACTGCTCATGTTATGAGCAGAAGTAACGCTTCATCAACTGATCAACTTGCTTACTATCTATATGAAGTTCTCCGTTAAAATTCCGATTCAGTACTATCTGAAGCTCTACATCGGTAAGAAAAAAAGCGTTGAGCCCTTCCAGCTCACCAACAAGTCATGTCACATATCAGCGTTGATCCTGGAACCTATCAAAAAGGATTACATCCGCCCGAAATTCAAGATTGATCCAAAATTCGATTCGATTCTCGAGATCGAGATGAGTACGGAAATGGCCAGGGAGAAAAAATTTACGATCGATCCGGATGTCATATTAAGAATTGACACCGTGCTGAAAGAGCTCTTCGATGACGAGCTCTTCCATTTCGCCAACCGCCGCCATGATATGGGACAGAACATTGAGCTTGCGATCGCTCAGTTTCTCCATTACTACGAGATCCCGGAAGATGTCCTGGCGCTCCATACCGTTCAGAAGAGGTTCTACCGCCGGCGCAACCCTCCAGTCATGAGAAAAGAAACCCCGGAAGAACGAGCTACTCAGCTGAATCTCTTCATTTAGGCGCTTATTTCCTGTCCTTTAGAATCCCTGCGCGAGTGGGGATTTTTGCTTCATGAATTTGTTGCATTCCATTCTAAGGGGAACCTGGGCAATTGATGAGTCTTACGCTCTATCACTTGCGCCGATCGTTGAGAGAATCTTAGCGGGCGAAACTGTCGACCTTACACACGTATCCTCCAAGTCATCAACCACGCATGCTGCCGATGCCGGCGGTAAAACGGCGATAGTGTCGATCACCGGCGTGATCATGAAGCACGATAACTGCGGCGACATGGGTATGAAGAGCTTCGTTTCGCTGCTCCAGGTACTTGACCAGGATCCTACAATCCACTCCGTTATCCTGGATCTCGACTCAGGCGGCGGTGAGGCATCTTATATGCCAAACGTTGCAATCGCTATTCAGAACTTCTCCAAACCAATTGTTTCCTACTACTCCGGAACCTGCGCCTCGGCTTGCTACTACATAGCATCTCAGACCGATAAAATCTTTGCTTCTGTTTCAACCGACCTGGTCGGATCTATCGGAACGCTGTCTTCTTTTCGCGCGGCTAATCCGAGCGTTGAGCAGCCAATGGTTACCCACATCATCAACGCTACAAAATCCACTGAAAAAAATCTCGAGTTCACTGAAGCACTGAAGGGAAAATACGAGTTGATGAGAACGAGCATTCTTGACCCTATCAACGAAGTGTTTCACAGTGCTGTTCTCGGCGCACGTCCGGATGTCGACAAATCTGTTTTTACAGGCAAAATAATGACTTCCGACAAGGCGCTTGCCCTGGGGCTGATCGATGGCATTCAATCAATGGCCGAAACTATTCAATATGTCCAATCAAATATCAAAAATATGAGCTGGCGCTTCAATTTCCTACGCAATAATAAACAAACAAATAAAAAATCAATGAAAGATCAATTCGTAAAAATTTCGGCGATTCTCGGACGAGAAGTTACCGATGCTACAACGATGTCTGCAGAAGATTGGGAAAAAGTGAATGCGGCCCTGACGGTCCCTTCTGCTGATTCCAGACCTGAAGCAGCAACATCACCGGCATTAACAACTGAGCAGATCTCTGCAGCTGTTACCAATGCGGTGGCAGCAGGACTTGCCGGGATAACCGCAAGCGTTACAGAGCTTAAAACAGGCCTATCTACACTGAAAGCCGAAGTGGATATCATCGGCGCTAAGCCTGGAGCTGCAGCTGAAGATAAGCCAATCGTTTCCGGGGACGGAAAGGTACTGGCCAGCTGGGAGGATCCCAATGATCCTATGTGGGCCAAACTGGACGCAGATCTCGGAAAGGTCTAAGGCCTTCCCCTTAATTACTCATTTAATCATTCAAAATAATGAAACCAATTCTTTTAACTTTTCTCCTGGTACTTAAGCTGTCCCTCGCTTACACTTTCGGTTCCGTAATCGGGCTGGCCGGAGGTATTCCGCAACCGGAAGTAGTCGGCTATATATTTGTTGCCGGTGCGTTCTTCGCATCACTTCCTAAACACGCTGCAGCTGATGGTGTCGACGTAAGTGCGATCGCTACTCAGCTCGGTCAGTATGTGTTTCTGAATAAAACAAAAATTTGGACCACTCTCAAGCAGGGGCTTGAATGGGAACAGTTCATGACCAAGGTGCCAAACTGGAAAGGCAAAAGTGCCTATTTAAACAGTACACAGTCCGAAGTTACCCAGCCCTACCAAAGTGCCTGGACTCCTAAAGGTACCGCAACCTGGCATCCGTACATCAGTGAGTCATTTCACATGAAGATCGATTACGCGCTCGGTGATATGAATAACCTTTACGATGGATGGGTTGAATTCATGTCAGACGAAACAAAAGAACGTAAGGACTGGCCATTCGTGAGGTGGATCATCGACGAGTCGATTATCCCTAAAGTTATGGAAGAACTGAACATCATCTCCGCTCGCGGGGTATATGCAGCTCCAACGCCTGGAACCGCGGGCGGATTTATGACTTCCGCCGATGGTCACCTTAGTATCATTACCCGGGAGATCACAGCAGGTAACCTGGTGCCGATCGTAACCGGCGCGATCACCACTTCCAATGCGGTAGATAAAACAGAATTGTTCCTGGATACAATCCCTGAGCTGGAAACGCTGAAAGGCGGTACTGTCTTCATGAGCAAAGGAAATGCTAAAAAGTACATGCGGAACTACCGTACATTGTTCGGATCCACGAATTCAAAAGATTCAAAAGGCAACCTTAAAATGGACGATTTCGAAATCAACGTTCAGGGAGTTGCCGCTTTCGGATCCAGCCAGCGCATGCTCTTCACCCCGAAAGAAAACCTGCTTTTACTCTACGATAAGATCGCTGTTCCCAACCAGATCTCTGTTCAGCAGAATCTACGTGTTGTCAGTCTCTTATCTGACTTCTGGCGGGGATACGGCTTCGGGACGCTTCAGCGCCTTTACGTTAACGACCAGCCATAATTAACTGGGGGAGATCTTCTCCCCCTTTTGATCCCCCTCTGATTTTTTCATTTAACAAGACCAATTATGCCAAAAACGAATAGAACGGCCGTTGACGCTGGTGCAGCGCAACCGCCAGTAAATCCAGCTGCTCCGGCAGCTACTCCTGTAGATGCAGATGCTCAGGTCATCAAGTTAATCGACGAGCTTGAAGCTGACGACGAGACAAAACAGGTTCTGCGTGATACGCTGGACCAGAAAAACAAGCTAATCCTGGCTACTTCCCAGGCTTCCAATACTGCAACTCAATCCTCTGCGGATCTTGCCCGGATCCTCGAGCTCGAGGGGGAAGTTGCGGTATTGGAACAGGCATTTAGCGATCATGCTGAGCTGATCGCTGCGAGAGATACAGAGATCTCTGATCTCAAACGTGCCCAGGGTGTTCTTACGAAAGAAGTACCAGGTACTTACGAAGCGGACAATGGAAACACCTACCGTTTCAAGACCGGCCACCTTAAGATCAACTTCAGAGGTGAGGTTATGCTGTCCGAGGAAGTCATCCAGGACGACGAGCTCATGGAAGAACTCATCGATATGGAAGCCGGCTGCATCGAAATCGTTCCGGAAGATTAATCTCTAAAAACAAGTATTATGTCATTTTTAAATGCTGATGTCCTTCACGATTGTGAAGACGAAAACACTCCGGGAATTGAAGAAACGCTTTACCTGGTCTGCTCCTGCGATGTGGATGTTTATCCAGATGTGCTGGCAACGACTGCTCCAGGTGATAGCATGATCCTGGACGGGGACATTGTCCTAAAGGCAGGAAAGAAATTCATCAAGTTCAAAATCATCTCGGACACGGGCGAAATTAAAAACACGCTGGTTGGTGTAAGAAGCTCTAAATCTTACGTTCAGACGATGGATGGCAAGACGGTTAACAATGATGTTATCCACGACGAGTTCTTCAACAAGAACCGCAACGCTTGCGTGATTGCTTTGTTCAAGGAGAAAAGCGGCGCTTTGAGAGTTATGGGAACGCTTGGTTCTCCAGCTTATTTCGAAACGGCTGAATCTATCAGCGGAACGAACAACGAGTCGGCACGCGACTGGACCTTCCAGCTGAAAGCTTCGCCAGGGAATGTGGCTTACCACTACCAGGGACTAATTGATTTAACAGCATAATCATGGAAAAGAAAAACTCACATTTGACGTCGGCCGAATTCAATTCGATTCTACCAGCCGACACTGCGAAGATCTACGAAGTAGTAGGCCTGTCGAACCGCACCTCTACCAGGCTGATGACAGCCAAGCACGGAGAGATCGATTTTTCAACACTTTCACCTGCTCGAGCAGCTCAGCTGGTCAGTCAGAAATTCCCTTACCTGAAGCTCATCGAGCCAAAGGCAGAGAAACCCGCAGCGGCGAAGATCCCTGCAGAGAAAACGCCAGCTACTGAAACAAAGTGATTGAACAGATCCAGGACTATTTAAAGGGAACACTCAGCTATGAAGTTGGGTGTTCCCTTTTTTTATCGATTAGCCCGAACAAGGCGCTGGCCCTGAACCTGCTCAAATCCGACTCCCGGACTAACCGGTCTACTCTCAACTATCAGCTGAAGAAATACCTGCAGGCGCAACCTGGCTATTGGAAGTCTGTTGCCGCCAAAAGGAAAGTTCAGCCGGCGTTTGTGTCTCCGGAGATAATCCCGGAACCGGTGCCTACACCAAAGCCGGTACCAGCTCCTGAGCCACCACTAAAAGTTAAGGAAGTTGTTGTCTTCCGGGAAGCGGTAAAGGTTGCCGAAGCATCTGGGATTCGTCAGCAGATCCTCGACGCCCGGGTCGAAGCTTATAGCTTACGTGGTCACCTTCATGGCCGCCTACACCAGGCAGTTACTATTACAGTCAGGTATGAGATTGCCGCACAACTCATGGAGCTGCAGCCGCGGATCGATCGGCTCAACAATGAGCTCGCAGCATTCGACAAGGGTAATCTCCCTGAGCGCTTCCTGAAGGAGACTATGACAGCCGAGCAATTCAAAGCGATCGCTAACTGCAAATCCTATATCAACCGCTACCGATTGCAATTATCCAGGGAAACGGATCCTGAGAAGAAAAGAAAGCTGGAGGCGAAGATCCTGAAGTACGAACTGAAACTGAAATCGCATGAATAACCTGGTACCAAAAGATACAACGTTCGATCGCCTGGAGAAATACTACCTGGAGAACGGCGAGCTTAGTGAAAAGGATCTGGAGATCTGCAACCGGCTCGAGCTCGTGTTTTCCATATTTTGCCAGACTCGATCGAAAAAAGCAGCCATTTCAAAATTCATTGCTCTCCAGGAAGCGAAGGGAAAAGGCATTTCGGTTGCCCAGGCATACCGTGATCTGTCGGAAGCGGAAAAACTGTTCGCGCCTATACGGAAGTTCAACAAGGAATTCCTCCGGATGACCATCATCGAATCGGCCATCAATGACATTAAGGAATGCTCCAAGCGAGCAAGGACCGCATCCGATAAGATGTGGGTAGCGATCATGGGAGTAAAAGACTCTGCAGAGAAACGCATCATTGAAGCTTCAGGTCTGAAGCTGGACGACCCAAACCTTCCTGATTTTTCCAAGCTCATACCGCAAACGTTTAATGTTGGGCTATCTCCGGAGCACATTAAGATGCTTGAGAAGATCACAGCTGCCGGCGTGATCGATCTGAATGATGTTACCGATATCGACTTCGAGGAGATCTGATATGAATGTTGTAATCAAGGATTTGCTATACAACATCGCTCAGCTGATGTTTATCTTCTCGAAAGCGAAGATCTGGGTGCTCGAGTGGGGCCGCGGAACAGGCAAGTCCACAATTATCGGCCGGCACTTGTACGATTGTGTGGTTGAGATGCCCCGATCAACAGGTGCGATCGTTGGCGCTACCTATGCTCAGATCAAAACCAGGACCCTACCTTCTACCATTCAGGGCCTCGAGCAGCACGGCATCTACAAAGATAAACACTACTTCATTGGCCGGCGCCCACCTAAAGAATGGGACTGGCCGGAAGCCTACCAGGCTATCCTGGATCCTACCCACTGTATCTTCTGGTGGAACGGCGCGGTTACCGTGTTCATTTCCCTGGACGGCGGCGCCTCCTCCGGGCGTGGACTTAACATCGATTGGGCGATTGGTGACGAGGCGGCTCTGTTCGATGAGGCGAAGTTCAATACAGATGTACTGCTTACCATCAGGGGAAACCTGCACCAGAAAGCTATCGACCCAGACGGCACCTGGAAGTACTATAAGGACTGCGACCGCCACCATTCCCTCCTCCTGGCTACAAGTACACCGCTTACGCCTGCCGGCCAGTGGGTACTGAAGTATGAAGCTGAAGCGCGGAAAAATCCAGCCAAGGTGAAGTTCATTTCCGCTGCAGCAACAGCGAATCTGGCTAACCTGGGCAGCGACTTCTTCAAGAATGCTAAGGCAACAATGGCTTCCTTTCTCTATGATGCTGAAGTCCTGAACAAACGGATCACCAGGATAAAGGATGGCTTCTATCCTAAGTTCAACGAGAAGCTCCATTGCTACGACTCCTTCAATAACGACTACTACCGTGACCTGGCCGAAGGTGCAACCGCCAACTGTCAGGGTGATGCTGATCACAACGAGGTAATGCCGCTGATCATTGGCATTGACTGGGGTGCGAACATCAACTGCCTGGTAGCCGCGCAACAATATCCGGATGAGCTCAGGGTACTGAAGAACTTCTTTGTTACCTCACCGCAGATCATCGATGACCTGATCGAACACCAGTTCCACCCCTACTACAAGACCAGGAAGAACAAGGTGATCTACTTCTGGTACGACGCGTCCGGGAACGTGTCACAGGCGAACAGCCGCAAGACCTATGCCGAGCAGGTGATGGCTATCCTCCGATCGCTGGGGTGGACTGTCAGGCCAATGACCAGGTCAAACTACAATGAGAAGCACGATGTAAAGTACCGACTGATGGCAGAGATCCTCCAGGAGAACAACCCAAAGTATCCGCGCATCCGGATGAACCGAACCAATTGCCGTGAGCTCATCATCTCGATCGTATCAGCTCCAGCAAAAGCCGGAACCAAATCCAAGATCCAGAAAGACAAGCGTTCTGAAAAGAGCAAGGTCATTCCCCAGGAGCACGCCACCCACTTCAGCGACACGTTCGACGTGATCGTTGTTGGTATGTTCGTTCGCCTGATGACCAGCAGCAACGCGGCAATCGAGACGCGACTGCTCGATTGACCCCCCACACATATCCTGAAAACTGTACCAATTGTTTAAACAAATCGTCACACCCATAGACGCGCGTTACTCTTTGATTTTGATATTTTTTATCGAATCCACCGGATTTAAAGGGTTGTAACACAATTATAAAGCCTTTTCATTTTGAGAATTTCCATCAAATTACCAAAAGTGTTTCCTTTTTGTTTCTTTTTTGTTTCTTTTTTGTTTCTTTTATTCTACTTTTGGGCAAAACATTTCCAATGAGTAACAGATACGATCGTTTAAAAGTTATTGTTGAAGCAATTCAACAGTTCCCTGGAGCACTGTCCAGAAACAACTTGCATACTAAAGTTCGGGAAGCTATTCCCGGAAAATCTTATTCGGTCCACACGCTGGCCGGCGATCTTGTCTCATTAAGGCTGGACTACGGTGCGCCATTATCTTCCGGCAATCAGCATTCAGGGTTCACGCTCATTAAAAACTTCGACTTAGAGGCCGCAGCTATAGCTAGAAACATTCTACAGGTGAACCGATTAAAGGGAAGGACACTTTCCTCAGGCACAAGCCCTGAGCGCATCTACAACGACCTGCTTTCGAAGCATGCAACGCTGACTGACTGGATATTAAATAACACCACTCACCCAGATTTCCTGGATAAAGTAACCGAACGCAATTCCGTGTCTGTTCAGCTCGAGGTCAGTCGGCAGCAGCGGTCCATTGAATTGAAAAAAAAGCAACTCCAGCACCGTTAATCCGGTGCCTATTTAATAATCAATATAAAAAAAGCAGATGAAAAAGACAGTACAAAAATTAGAAGAGAAGGCCTCAGCATTGAAGGCTGAGTTCGAACAGATTATTGAAGACCGTGAATCTTACTACGATGACCGATCCGAAAAATGGCAGGAATCGGAAAAAGGTGAAGCCTACCAGGAAATCACTGATACACTACAGGGAGTAGTTGAGGGCTTCGAATCGGCGCTCTCTGATCTGGAATCAGCTATTGACTTAATGTAATAGATATGAACCATCAAGAATTAATGCAAGAGCTACGCAAGGAAGATAGCCTTGTTGGACATGCGGCCAGGCTTACATTCGATGAGGATATCCTCGCCTTTATGAGAGCGATTTTAGATATGGCACATAATGATTTCATGAGGAAGGTCTTTGGGGAAGAGCTTTGTTTACAACTGAACTTGCTTTTTAAGCATGAACATCAATCTACACAAACGAAAACTTTGGCTATAGGAAATTCATCCATGCGTGGTCTGAATATCGATTTTGCAATCTTGGACGAAGTAACAGAGAGTTTATCTTATAGTGAAAGCGACGCTTTGTTTTTACAGACAGGATTCTTACGTATGGATCCGGAAAACAATCCTGATCTTGTCAAAGAAATCGGTGATATTCCAAACTCCTGTGGCCACTACTGGGATACAATGGCTGACTTCCTGGAAGTTTTGCCTTACTCTGTTTATTCTTTTCCGCTAATCGCTGTACGAATTGCGCGTTGGAACATACAACTCCGTGATGGTGATTACTTCATTGGCGGGACAGTCGAACAATATCAACAAATAATTGATGACTCTCGACTAAACGGATATCCAATTAAAATGATCGGCTGCACTGGAATTCTGTTCCGGGGAGGGAAACTAATCTTAAACCCGTCCGCCATTTCAGCCAGTAGCCGTCAATGTTGCTTTGAAGTTTTCCTTCAGTTAACTAAAAACACCTGCCATGCCAACTCTTAATAAACAATACACGCTCACTATTACTGTTGAGCAATTCCTGTCATCCTGTAGTTACACTGAGCTGCAGGAATTGGATCTTCTACTTGGTGGAGAACTACGCCGCCGCCAGGCAAAAGCCGAAGATGGTCGCCGCAAAAAAAATCTGCTCACATCTGAAGAATTGGAAGCAGTAAGGATACTATGGGAAGGGGAATATTGCGTTCACGCTACCCAGGATGAGTATGCGGAAATGATCGCCGCGGCCGGTCCGGACAACATATCTGAAGAGTATGATTCAGAAAAGTATTTCTCTGACTCCAGTCTTCCGATTCCTGGTATCGTTTTCCATAACGGTAAGCTCGTTCCTACAATGAACATCGTTCTCGGAAAATGCTTTTCAGCGCAGGTTTTTCTGCATAAAATTAAAAAAACATTTCAGCGATGAGATCATTTAGTAACAAACATGAATCACTGCCGCAGACAGCAGAGCGTCTACAGCATTCAACAGATCTTTTTGACTTAATACAGGAAATTCTTGAGACAAAAGCAGAGTTTGAAATGATAAAAGCCGAGCTGGAATTCAGAAAAGCAGTCTATCAAATCAACAGGCGTTCATGGTCATGGTTGATGTTGGGTTTTTTTACACTGGGATTCTTTCTCGGGTCCATGTTACAATTACTTAAGTTGTTATGAGAGCCCAGAAGACTATTAAAAGGGGCTGTTATCCTTCATCTCTTAATGAATTGGGATCGAATCCTGTTGTAAGGTCGATATCATGTAATGCAGATATGGTTCACTCCTTTCTTGACAACCGCAAGACCGAAACCCGAAGGTTAGATGGTCTTGAGGCTATAAATAAGCATCCTGGGAAATGGAAATCAGTGAGGGAATTTCCGCGTTCTCCCTATGCACGTTTTAACGCTTACTCGAAAGCTGACTTTACTGGTGAAAATATAGACATCCAATGTCCTTACGGCATACCTGGTGATATACTTTATGTGTGTGAAGCATGGGCGAATGCTGGCGATCAGGTATTGTTTAAGGCTAATGAACGTTACGGAGAATATCTCGGCCAAAAATGGAACCCGATCAAAGACATGCCTAAATCACATTCGCGGATCTGGTTAAAAATAACAGCAATCGACCTAGAGCGTTTAAGCGACATCACTTTCTCTGCGGCTGAAGCGGAAGGTGTCAAAAAAAGCACAGATACATACCTGAACTACGAAACAGGAATTTACTCAGAGTATTTCCCTGAATCGAGCTTCCGTACACTGATGCGGTCAATTTACGGCCCAAAAATAACAGATTGGAACCCATGGGTCTGGGTGATTACCGTCGAAAAAATAACTAATCCTGATTTTATAATATGACTATGAAATTCCACATGACAGAAATGGTACTGATCCACGTTAACGCGGACTACACACCTAAAAACCAGATGCAGAAGCTGGCAATGAAATCATTCAAAGAAATGGACGGCCTGCTTGTTCCCAGCCTTAAATTCGCAGAAGATCTACTCGATGGCGTATTAAAACGCGCGGAGTTAGATTGTACCTCCAGGTGTAAACCTCTGGAGTGGGATCCTCAATCCGTCCATTGGGTAGATGACCACTTAAAACGAAAACGGATCTACAGCCTGGTCGATATCAAACTGATCCCCGTGAGCTCGCTAAATCTCCCCATTTAATCAGCTGAGTTATGAGTCGTCGAAAATGGACAATCGAGGAACTTGATCTGCTTCACCAACTTTATCCCCACACCATCACGAGGGAAATATCCTTCCAGGTTCAACATTCGCTTTCGTCGGTGTATGGAAAGGCAAAAGAGCTTGGGCTAAAAAAAAGTCCTGAGTTCCACTTATCTGAAGCTTCTGGCAGGATAACACCGGGAAGTAAATTAGGCGCTTCTTTCCGCTTCATGCCTGGTAACTCTCCAGCTAATAAAGGCCTGAAAATGTCCGCAGAGGTACGGGCAAAAGCAGAGCCAACAATGTTTAAGAAAGGGGATCTTCCTCATAACACGAAAAAGGATGGTGACATAACCATCAGAGCGGACAAAAGGGGGATTTTCTACCAATTCATTCGGATTTCCAACGGAAAATGGGAGTCGCTTCATCGATGGAACTGGATGCAGGCGCATGGGCCAATTCCGAAAGGAATGAACCTCATATTTAAGGATCGCAATACATTGAATGCAGAACTCAACAATCTGGAGCTTTTGACTGACGCAGAGCTCATGCAACGAAATACGATTCACAATTATCCGGAGGATCTAAAAGAAGTTCTCCGATTAACAGCAAAAATTAAACGTAAAATCAAACAACATGGCGAGAAATAAAATCGAAGATCTAAGAGATCACCTCTTCGCGCAATTAGAGCGACTTAATGACGAGGAATTGAAAGGTGATGAGTTGGCTGCAGAGTGTAAACGTGCGAAAGCAGTTGCCGAGATCTCCAAGGAAATAGTAGAGAGCTCCAAGGTGGAAGTAGACTTCTTAAAAATAACTGGCGCCCTGAAAGGCTCAACCTATTTTTCAGAACTAAACCCGAAAAACCTCCTGCCAAATGCCGATTAATCTCGAAAATTACCATCCAAAATGGACCCTGATCGTTCGGATGATACGCCGGCGATCGGGGAACCGGTGCGAAGGTTCTCCAGCCTATCCGGATTGCCGGGCGATCCATGGCCGGCTGCACCCGGTCACTGGAAGTATCGTTATTCTCACAACGGCTCATCTGGATCAGGATATCAAAAACAACCGGTTTTCAAATCTACGGCATTGGTGCCAGCGCTGCCACTTGAAACACGACACTGGCCAGCGTGCAACTACCAGGAAGTACGGCAACAATAATGAACAATTAAATCTTTTTCAATGAAACAAATAACAGAAGCTTACATGTTGGTTCCAAGCGGTGCAACCGGCGCAACCTTTAGTGAAAACAAGCAGTTCAGATTCTCTCTTTACCGACTATGGGATGCCAGTAAAGAAATGGTGTTCTTCATCATGCTTAATCCCAGTAAAGCCGGCGCTCTAATTAATGATCCAACGATTACCCGATGCGTCGCTTTTGCCAAATCTTGGGGATTCGGTGGTATCTGGGTAGGAAATCTGTTTCCCTTTCGTTCCACGGATCCGGCAGAACTGAAAAGAAACCCTAAGCCGAACCAATCTCCGGAATACAAAAAGGTAAATATTGAGCACCTTCTGGAGATGGACCGAAAATGTACCAGGACTGTTTTTGCCTGGGGCAACCATGGAGAACTGTTCGATCGGGACAAGGAGATCATCAAATTGTTTCCCTGGGCCCATGCATTCACCTTGACAGTCGGCGGCCATCCTGCACATCCTCTTTACCTGAAGGGAGATTCTAAAACTCACAGTTACCAGGCACTACTCGAGCATAAAAAAATGAAGGAAGCTACCCCTGCAGCTGCTGTCGGATCCAGCCCCATTTTCTTTGATGACAAATCAGAACGATCGTTAGAAGAACTGGAGCTAAAATTTACAAAGATTCCAGTGCTGCGAATCGAATTCGCTGCCTTCGGTAAGGATTATGTCAAATATGTTCAAGATGATCAGCGCGAGACAGGACTGCTGGAAGGCGGAGTCGTTCTTTATCCCTACTTCATCGAAGTCGAAAAGATATGTCCAACCGCGCGAATTATCCGATGGCATCAGACATTTATCACTCTCCAGCAATTCAACGAAAACAACTTCGAAGAGGTAATCCAATGGAACAAGGCTGTTGAACTTCTTATTAACGAAAACGTGCCGATGAAAATCGGCGAAGAACTCAAATAATTTAACGCAATAAATAATGCAAATCGATAAACAATTAGAATCCAACTTATTTCTTCATCACGTAGAAGAAAACTGGTCAGAGGTAAACCCGGAAACACAATTAAAAGAGCTTCGTACTGTTAGATTTCTCTTTACCTATTTGTATGACCTCCAATATGAAGCGTACTTCTTTTTCCCCGAGCCAGGCGCGGTTCCGTCAGGGAAGATGAAAACCCGTGGCCTGAAGAAATATCAGGATGCTTTCATAAGCGATTTGGATAAGCCGGCTTACATGTCAGAACTCGTGCTTCAAGCCAGGAAATTCAAATTACAATTTGATGCTAAACAACTCTTTGATAAGAGGGATAAGTTTTTAGTGCTATCCGGACCTTCCGCATCAGGGAAGACCGTTTTGTCAGAAGCAATAGGAAAGTACCATAAAAATGTTCAGCAGATCAGGCAGTTCGACGTCGAGGTCGATTTAGTCGATACTTTCGCTGACAGTAGTGAGATGCTTTATATAATTGACGAAGTAACGGATGTAAAGTTTATTCAAGAAATTATCCACCGTATTGAGAAGCCCAGTAATATTTCGCCACCTAGTCGGATAATATTTTGCACGCAAAACGTGGTTACTAAAGAACAGATACAATCCATTTCCGGCCATCGCATTGTTAACTTATCAAGCTCAGAAAGTAGCACGGTAGCACGGTAGCACACCTATTTACTTCAAAAATTATGATCAATCTCAAATTTGATGAAACAAGTTACCTTCTAAAATCTTCCTGGTCTGAAATGGACCAGGAAGAAACCATGAGGGTTTTCTGGGCGCTGGCCAACTACACCGATTCGAATGATGTGATCCAGTACAATGCAACCAGGATCTTGCTGTTCCGGATCCTCAGCAACGTTCCGGAGAAATTGGTTGGCGATATCGACCCTGAGCAGTGGTTGGATATCCTGCCTCACACCGATTGGGCGCTCCGATCGCCGAAGCTCCGGACGAACCCAATGCCTGTGATCAGGCTCAGCCGGTTCCGGGGATCTGTGTTCGGACCGCAGGAATTGCTGAACGATTTGTCGTTCGGTGAATTCCGTGCAGCTGACGAGGCGTTCCTGGCATTTACCAACGGAAAAAGTCACGACTCAATCTGGTTACTGTTTGCCATTCTCTGGCGTCCGGAGCGGAAAGATCTCTCGAGCTTCAGGAACGATCCAACCAGGTGGAACGGTGACGTCCGGGAACCATTCAACAAGAACATGGCCGTCGATCGCGCGAAGATCTACGCGAAGCGCCTGAAACCCCACTACGCAGTTGGTGCTTTGCTTTACTATTGGTCGGCCCGCGATGCGAAGCTTGTGAATAATAGCTTGCTTGCGCCCCTTTTTAAAGGCGCCTCCAATAAAACCTCGAAACTGGGATGGCTGGACCCACTCCTGGAGATGAGTGGAAATAAGTTTGGCCCGATCGATCAGACCGATCTCCAAAATTGGCTTATAATCCTGGTCGAGATGGCCAGGGAAATTGAACGTTCAAAACCTAAAAACAAGAAGAATGAAAAAGTATAACGTAGAAATCTCCCGGACAGATGAATATGAAATTCATTTTGATCAGGAAATATGGACTTCTGAGTATTTGGCCGAGTGGTCTAAATATTTTACAGACGTGGAATATCTCGAAGACATGGCCATCCATGTAGCCCATTCGATGATCAGTAATGGTGAAGATCATGGGCGGCATGAGGGCTTCGGATATATTCGCATTCAGCGGTCTAACGGTCACGTGCTCGTTTTCCATCGTAAAAACAGAGAGACTGGAGAAATTGAGCAAGTTCCTGACGCTGATTTTTGCGATGGATTGCTGGTAAAAATCATAACGAGCGATGATGATTACGAAACGAATGTCAATCCAATTAATTGAAGTATGGAAAAGATAGCAGCAAAATTCATAGAATATGGCTTTGATTTCCAGTATGAAAATTACGCTAGTGATGGTGAGAAGCTGGTGTGTTTCGATGAATCCATTGAGATAACCATTCAAAAGGGATTCATCCATTTCGAGCATAACGGTGATACCCTCAGAGTAGAGGACAATGAATTCAATATGGTTCGCATAGTGAACGCAATTGAAAGAGTTTTTATCGAAGTAACGACGTAATAAACATGAAACATAAAAGTAGTCCCGGTCACCCGATCGCTGTATTATGCGAGAATGAAATGCACTTTCGTAAATTTATTAACCAACAAGCTGGCGACAAGAACTATTTTCGGGTCTCTGGAATAAACGATACTCGAGGCCGCAATTTTTCTTCATTTATGGAAACAGGCCCACGGTGGGGAAATTACGACAACTACATAGAAACGAGGAAAGCACTAGAGCAAAGAATTGGCTAAAATTTCCTGTCCTATAGAATCCCCGCGCAAGTGGGGATTTTTGCTTTATGAAGCTTGCTGAAGCATTGAAGATAATAGAGTCCGGGAAGCCGTTCTCCTGTAAGGTTGTCACTTTCGATAAGAAGAGGGGCACCGGCGGGAAAATTCGAGAATTCGCCGAAGTAGTGTATTCGCAACCTGAAAAATCCGAGCAGGTACCATCCAGTGTGGCGAAACCGAAAGCCGCGAATCATTACGACAATTTCACCCGCAATGTCCTGATCTGTATGAATGGCATCCCGTCTTCAGTTATTCGCAAGCTTCATCTTTCTCTCCTGTTGGAGGTGAATGGCAAAAAAGTCATGTTATGAGTAAAAACAGGGTAGTCTCCCAGAAAAAAGCAGGCGTCAATGGTGGCGTAATGAGTATCGAAGCGGTTGTTTTGGGTGAGGGTTCCAATGCGCTTTTCTCGGTATTATCACCTGACGCCGGCGCGGACTACGTTCCGGAACAAAAAACAGAAGATCTCGATACCTCTGCAGAGTATCAGCCCTGGGGAACCGACAACCAATATCCTCAAAACGCCAGGAAAAAACTCGAAGCTTCAACAACAGCACTTCCGTTAATCGCGAAAAAAACGGCTTTGATGTATGGGAAGGGCCTGGTCTATTGGAAACCATTTTTAGATGAAGATAAGACCACCTGGTTACGAGACTATTCACGGGTTCCGGAAATTGAAACTTTTCTCGCTGAAAACGATGCTAATTACTTCATGCTCGAGCGGCTGCAGGACCATAATTCATTGAACAATCTCTTTTGTGAATTTATCCTGGATAAGGCGTTAAAGAAAATCACCAACTTTTCCCACCTCGAGGCGGAATTTTCTCGATTCGGGCCAGCTAACGATAAAAACGAGATCCAGACTATCGTTTACGATGGCAACTGGGCTGATCCGAAAACGAAATCTGAAATTCCTTACGTTAATCGGAGATATGCCAGCCCGGATAACATCAGAAAAATCGCAAAAAGCAAGAAGAAATTCGCTATGCATATCTGCTTCCCTTCACCAGGGCGCCCGCTTTACGCGATCGCTCCGCACGCAGCGCTTTTCAAGGACAAGGGCTGGCTCGACTATGCGAGCTCCGTGCCGGTGATCATGAACACGATCAATGAAAACGGATTGAATATCAAGTACCACATCCAAATCCCTTATGAATACTGGCGATCGATCAACTCCAATTTCGACGGGCTGGACGATAAAGCTCAAAAAGCATTCATCGATGATAAGCTTACAGTAATGCAGGACTGGTTAAAAGGCGACAAGAATTCCGGGAAAAGCTTTATCACACATTTCGCAACGGACGAAGTAACAGGGAAACCGCTTGCCGGATGGATTATTACGGTTTTGGATAATAAGACAAGTCCCGATGCTATGCTTACCTCTACCCAGGAAGCAGACACACAAACAGCGCGAGCTCTCGACATGGACTCTTCTTTGGCCGGCTTGCAGCCAGCTGGAGGAAAAATGGGCGCGGGATCCGGATCCGACAAGCGTGTGGCCCACACCAACGCTGTATCGATGTCGCACGCCCACCAATGGATAATTACTCACCCGCTGCGCATTGTCCAGGCTTTCAACGGTTGGCCACCGGAGATCTGCTGGGGATTTGAGCACGACGTGCCGGTTCCATTGAATGAATCTCCATCCGGCACCGAAACAAAACAATAGATAGTATGTTCATATCAACATTTGCAGAGCTCCAAAAGCATGTGCGTATCGATAACGATCTCGACAGCGTGTTTATTCTCGAATCCGAATCTGAGATACTGGATAAGTACTTCCTGGATCATTTCGGCGGAGCCCTAATCGTATCGCTCGATCTTTACCGTGTTTCTCCGATTCCGGAACAGCTGCTGGCATTTAAGCGCATGCAAAAAGCGGTAGCTAATTTGATGCTGTTGGAATACCTGGCCACCGGTGAGCTGAAGATCAGTTCCGGAGGAATCTTCCGGCCCGAAAATGATCAGGTAACCACGCCTTATCTTCAGCAGATCATCCGGCATGCTGCCTCACTGTACGACAAAGCGTTTACGCAGCTCGAGCGCCTGCAGGAGTTAATGTACGCCAACGAGAATAAGTTCCTGGACTGGCTCAACGCGCCTGGCTACATCAGGAACGAATCCCTGTTCATCAGATCTGCATCCGAGTTCGACAAGCTGATCCGGATCTATCACAAGTTCCGGACGTATCAATTCCTGTATCCGACGATCAGAACAGTGCAGCAGCTGTATGTGGAAAGCCGCTTTTCTTCGGCAGTGATCAGCGTTGTGCTGGCGCCAGTCCCGATGACTACCGTTCAGGCTACATTCCGGGAGCACATTCAGAAAGCAGTTGCTTATTTCACCCAGGCTACAGCAATGTCTGAAGGCCTGGTAAAAGTTACCCAGGATGGTGTTCGGGTGATTGAGCACACTCCCGCTACTTCCAACCAGGTGGAATCGAAAGGCGAGCTCGCCGCCATTTCAAGCAACATCAAAGAATATATGGATACCGGCCGCCGGTTCATCTCCGCTGCAGAGAAATTGTTTCAAGATCACCCGACGGAGTTCGGCGCTGCAGCGCCTGAGGACTTCGTACAAAAAGCCGAATGGTTATAACATGAAAACGACTTTACTTTCTTTCACCCTGACTGGCCTCATGGCCATTATCTTCCCGGCACTGCCGCTAATGCTCACGTGTGGAGCCGTTCTGTTTGCTCACTTCATAACGGAGTTGTGGCGCATCAGGAAGCGCGACATTGCCAAGTCCCGAAAATGCATCGCTGTCTACAATCAGATGATGATGTTTGTGATGCGCACCGGTGTTTTCCAGCTTTGCATCGCAACATTATTTCTCCTGGATAAATATGCGATCAATGACTGGAGCAGAATAGTTCTGTCTTTCGATTACGGTGCTACGAA